ATACGTCTCGGACATCTCTGGAATAGGAATTTCCTCCTGCTCCATCGACGTTAAGCCAAGAACTGACCTACTGAATCAGCAGATGCCTCGCAACCTGATCATGCCAAGTTGCCGACACGTCCTATTCGATTCAGGATGTACACTGTCGATGGCGGCATTTCGCCATACGGGGGTTGTTACCGGGACATCTACTGTTGTAGAGGTCCACAGCGGCCTTGCTCAGCCTGGAGCGATGAACCCTCCGAACGCTCCGACTATCTCGGCGTATAATCCCGGAAGCGGTGTAAACATTCCAACCGCGAAGTTCTACTTCGCAGTGGTCACGTACACGAACTCTCTCGGAGAAACAGTGGCTTCGTTTGAGTCTTCTGTTAGTGTGCCGATAAACCAAGTTCTGAAGGTAACTTCTCCTTCTTCAGTTTCTGGAGCGACTGGCTGGAACGTATACGTTAGCGAGAACCCTGGTAGCGAGGTAAAGCAGAATCAATCACCGATAGCTATCGGAACCGATTGGACTATGCCGAATGCTGGCATGTTCACTGTTGGGCAAGCACCGCCCACGGTTCCGACGGATGGGTACTACGCGCAGGGGTGGGTCCAGTTTACCAGCGGCGTGAACAGCGGCGTTGCGAGGTTGGTTTTGATGTACACGGGCGGGGTATTTACTGTCGTGCCGGGGTTCCCGTTTACCCCTGGTATTGGAGATACCTTCGATATCTATCCAGGGTGCGATAAACAGAAATCCACCTGCGACGGCAAGTTCAGCAACTTGATTAACTTCGGAGGTCAGCCGTATGTGCCTACGCCCGAAGTGGGAATCTAAAGTTATCGAGGAGGCCATCTCTTGGATAGGTACTCCGTACCACATGGGGGCCACTCTGAAAGGAGTTGGAGTTGACTGTGGAACGTTCCTCACTGAGGTCTATCGTCGAGCAGGAATTGTCAGCGATAAAATTCAATTGGAGCATTTCCCGATTGACTGGTTTCTTCACACCAGAGAGGAGAAGTACCTTGGTCACATTGAGCGCTACTGCGTTGGAATTGATCTGGGTTTGCCTGCTCGTGTGGTGCTGTTTCAATACGGCAGAATTTTTTCGCATGGCGGAATTATTGTCGAGTGGCCGATAATCGTACATGCTTGGAAGAATGGCGTTGAGTATGGGGACGCCACAAAAGCGCCACTGAGTAACAGGAAGCACAAGTTCTATGAGCCTATTTCCATCGGCTAGTCAGACAAATTCGTCACAGCCAACTCGCCTGTTCGGGTACCCCGTGCAGACGAGTATCTATGGAAAGCCGATGGCTCTCGTGTATGGAACGAACAGAGCTCCGGGAAGTGTTCTTGATGTAGTTAACTTTCTTTCTCATCCAGTTAAGTCCGGCGGGAAGGGCGGCGGCAAGGGATCCGGCGGCGGTAAGTTCGGCGGAGGAACAGACAATCAGCAGTACACGTACACAGCCGGAGTAGTAATAGGGCTCGCTCAAGGACCAATTACCGGAATCCTGAGTATCTGGCAGGATAAGACCAAGTTCACGGTCGCCATTTCGAAAGAAACATACACTCCGACCTCAGGTCATCTCAGCTATACTGTCTCACAACATTCAAACTTTCTCGGTGATATGGGGGTGACAAGATCAGACACATACTCAGTCACTGCAAACGATTACGGATCTCCAGGCCCAACCACTTACACTGGCGTTCAGAACACAGCGATGTCAGGCCACTACACTCAGATCAACGGAGTGTACACGTTCGGCAGCGGGGACATCGGGAAGAAAATGACGATCACCTACGCATGGGTGATGGTGTCCAGCGGGGCGACGGGCAATCCGCTGACCGATCTTAATCTCGCACTATTTGTGGGAACTCAAGGTCAAACGCCGTGGACGTACATGACGTCCAACTTCCCCGATAGAGCTCTCGGATACACACTGCTCGCCTACCTTGCGAACGAAAACATGGACCTCGGGCAATCTGGGATGATCCCTAACTACAGCTACGAGACGATGGGCTTTTCGGTCTACGGTAATGGGGTTCTTGATGCGCTGCCGAGTGATATTCTAGTAGACTACCTAACCGATCCCAATCATGGCGTTCCCGGATGGTCGTCCGGTGATCTTGGGAGTATGACCCAGTTTCGTACATGGTGCTTGGCGAACGGAATCTTTGTCTCCCCTGTCTATGATTCGCAAACCGACGCCTCAGGAAATCTTGAAGACCTAATGACCGTGAGCAACTGCGCTCCGGTTTATAGCGAAGGTGTCCTCAAGGTTATCCCCTACGGCGACAAGACGGTAGTCGGGAATGGCGTTACGTATACTCCCAACACTCAGCCGATCACAGACCTTAGCTATGACGACTTCCTAACAAATGGAGATCAGTCTCCTGTAACCATCAAGCGTCCGTCTATTCGTGACGCTTTCAACAGTGTCTCTGTAGAATGGTGCGATCGCTACAACGACTATAACCGCGTTCCATGCGAGGAGCAGAGCCTGTACCACGTCTACCAGTACGGACTGAGGAAGGATTCGCCGATAAGCTTGGCGATGATTACCTCACTGCCGGTGGCGCAGTTTGTAGCGAATAATCGGCTCCAGCGGCTTCTGTTCATTAGGAATCAGTATACGTTTAAGTTGCCTATTTCCTTTGACTTGCTGGAGCCAATGGATCTGGTCACGCTCACCGATCCTAATCAGGGGCTGAACCTAACTCCGGTTCGTATCACATCGATCACAGAGAATGATCAGGCTGAGCTTGAGATTGAAGCGGAAGAATTTCCGTGGGGGACGGCAACCTCCACCCTTCACCCGAAGCAGGTTACGAGCAGCTACACGCCAGGGTACTTCGCCGATCCCGGACCTGTTAGCACACCGATGTTCTTCGAGCCTTCCGGGAAGGCCACGCAAGACAGCAGATTTCACTTGCTCATCGCGCTTTGCGGCGGTGCTGAGTGGGGCGGCTGCAATGTCTATGCGGGCGTCGACGGAACGAACTACGATCTAATCGGCACGCAGAAGGGTCCGTCTACCACGGGCCAACTGACCGCGAACCTCGCGTCTCACGCAAGCCCAGACACGGTGAACACTCTTTCCGTGTCCTTGCTAGCGAGCTTCGGTAGGCTCGCTTCATATAGTTCTACTCAGGCCAACCAAGGTGTCTACCTCTTGCAAGTGGACGATGAACTTATCGCCTACGAAACAGCCACGCTCACGGGAGCGTACACCTACAACATCACGAATCTTCGCCGTGGAGTGTTTGGTACCCCGATACAGGCGCACACTTCCGGCGCTCGCATCTCGTTTATCGACACTCAGCTATTCGACTGGTTATTCGATCAGGCTGACATCGGCCACGTACGCCACTTCAAGTTTGCCAGTTTCAATCGGTTTGGTCAGCAACTACAGAGTCTCGCCGATTGCTCGGACTACACGTACACACCGGAGGGATTCTCAGGGGCAACCACAGTTACTAACGTCGATATCCAGCTTGAGCCTGTCAGCCAAGCGGTCCTCGCAATCGCCACTACAGTGGATGTGAACGTTTACCTTCCGGAGGAGGATTTAGCCGTTGGAGATGAAATCACAGTTCTCGCCGACAGCGGGAATACTCACAGTGTAATCGTTCATGTTAAGTCTGGAACTGGCGATGACATAGACAATAACGGTGTTTCAGTTACTTCCGTAGCCTTGCTACCTAGCGAGGAGATCGTTGTGGTGGGGGTCTAGTATGGGCGAGTGGAAGATAATCAAGACTACAGTTGGCGCTGATGTCCTCGCGCCTCCGGTCACGGCTACGTTCACGAGTATTACGTTCCAAGCGTGGGCAAATATCACGGTTCCGGTCTTTAACTATACAATCAATTTTCCGACAACCGATCCGGCGTATGCGGCCCATTTTAACGTCGTTCTCGTATTCGCAATCAACCCGTCAACAAAGGAAGAAATTCTTCTCGCCCGATACACTAAGCCGACTTCCGGTGCTACGACCGCATCCAGCGATTGGTCCAATCAGATTCAATCGCCGACAACCGATCAACTCAATTGGAAGTTGCGATTTAAAGTTTATAATGAGAACTTCACGGAGAACCCTTCGTTCTTCGACCTTAGTTCGATCACTATTCCTGGTTCGTCTATCACCTCCGTTT